CTGTATCAACAGACCCCGTGGTCGTATTACTGCTGTTTAAGCGCAGAGTGGCACTATTTATAGAGCCTGTTGTGCTTTTGACTTCAAATTTAGCGTTTGAACCGAATGTCGCCGTACCAACTCCAACATTCCCATCAGCATCAATGAACAACGCCCCAGTCCCATTAGTTGCTACCGCTACTTGGTCTGCGCCGGGAGAATAAATACCGTTGTCTGTGGTGCCGACCGAGACTGATGGTGCTGCTGCAGTGCCAGAACCAGCATTGATGACGCCAGTAGTTTCAATCGTCTGGCTGCCAAAGTCTGGGTCGATCTTCGTGCCAGCAATCGCAGCACTGGCATTGATATCCGCATTGACAATCGTGCCATCGACGATATTTGCTGATGCCACCGTAATAGCTGTAGGCAAAGCACCAGTAGCCAGTTTGCTTAGTGCAATAGCAGCCGAAGCATTGATGTCAGCATTGACAATTGTGCCATCGGTGATCATCGTGCTGGTAACACTGCCCGTATCACCAGTCGTTACCACCGTTCCAGTGGTATCAGGCAATGTGATGGTGCGATCTGCGGTGGGATTGGTAACCGTCAGAGTTGTCTCAAAATCATCTTCGCTAGATCCTTCAAAAACAATGTCGGCGTTATTCATGACGAGATCGCCCGTCATCGTGTCGCCCGCTGCATCTACAAATTCACCGGCTTCACTGCGCCATGCACTACCATCCCAAACCTTGAACACATAGCTGCCGCCACTGGTATCCAACCACTGCTCACCGACAGAGTTTCCAGTTGAACCGCCAGCCGCAGGGCTGCTGTTTGGTGCAGACGTTCCAACGTGAACAGGTCCGACCTTAATCAGCGCACCACCAGCATCCTTGAAAAACACACCGGGGCTGGTTGCGTTCGTGTTAATCGCTAACTGGCCGTCTGCCATCGAAGCAGGAGTAGGCCGCTTGCTAGCGGTGTTAGAACGCAGATGCTGCAAAGCCATCCCTTAACGCCAGGATCCTGGCCGGAAATTACCCTCCTATTCTATGCGCTACTATTTCGGTGAGGCAGCATCTTGGCTTTAGGTGTATGTCCCGTCGTCCAGTTGACTGGTCAATGCCACCGTTCCAGTGGTATCAGGCAGCGTGATTGTGCGGTCTGCAGTTGGATCGGCCACTGCCAATGTAGTTTCAAAAGCGTTATCCGTAGCACCTTCAAACAACAGGCTGCCGGTATTGCTGATCGTTACTGCACCAGTCAGCGTGCCACCGGCTTTGGGCAGCGCTGCATCAGCTACATCCTTGGTGACTTTTACCGCGTTGGCCGTCGCAGCCAAAGTTGTAGAGGTCGATGTAGTGCTGTCGCTTAGCTGCAGAACACCCGCACCGGATGTAGAACCAGACACGATCTTGCTAGCTGCAATGGCTGCTGATCCGCTGATGTCAGCATTAACGATCGATCCAGCAGTAATCGCGGCCACCCCAGCATTGCTGACGCTGATGTCACCAGTGATCTGCGTTGCCGTTGCGACGTTAGATGCGTTGCCCAGCAAGAAATGAGCGCTGGTCAGAGTGGCGAGTTTGCTGAATGCAATGCCAGCACTTGCGTTGATGTCGGCGTTGACGATGGTGCCGTCAGCAATCATCGTGCTGGTAACCGTGCCGCTGTCGCCGCTGGTAATGATCGTTCCATCAACATCAGGGAACGTCAGCGTGCGGTCAGCAGTGGGGTCTGCCACTGCCAAAGTGGTTTCAAACAGGTCAGGCGTTGGACCTTCAAAGGTCAGTGAACCTGTAGAACCGATTTCAAGGTTGCCGGTCATCGTACCGCCAGCCTTACCTAACTTTTCAGTGTCCAGTTCCTGTAGTGCGGTCTGCACATTGTTGGACTGGATCGTGCCATACGGTGTAAAGCTGATGTTAGTTGCCTGCTGTGAGGCAACAAAGCTCGAAACATCCAGCAGCTCCCAGCTTGACCCGTTAGACAATAAGATGTCAGGTGGATTCAGCGACACGGCTGGGACAGGTGCGGTGCCCGTACCAAGCTCGCTAACCACCAGGTAATACTGGCGGTTATTTGCTGATGCAGCGGGAACTGCTGATCCGGCGGTCAATCCCGCTGCTTCGCCTGCAGTCGTTACTGACGCAACAAGATTTGTTGATGCATCGTACGTTCCGGCGAAGATGATCTCGCCGCTGGTGATCGTGACTGGCTGCCAGGCGTTACCGTCCCAGAGATACAGGTCGCGGTTGATTGCGTCAAAGAAGAATTCTCCCTGGAACGCTGCGGTGGGGAAGGTTACAACGCCCTCACTTGATCCCGCACCAGCAAATGTGACTGTTGAGGAATCAGCCAGCTTTTCGCCGGTAATCGAATTTGCTGCAATCCGCGCAATGTCAAAAGTTCCAGCTGTGATTTTTGATGCATTGAGTGCAGGGATGTCTGCAGCAACAAGGGTGTCTCCTGTTGTGACAATACCCTTGGCGTTGACCGTAACCTTCGGATACGTTCCAGCGGTGATGCCGCTGTCCGCGATTGAAATTGCACCATCAACGTCAACTTCTAAGCCGCCAACTGCGGGAACGCTTACGGCACCAATCGCTGCTGCAGTGGCCTCCGGCAGATCACTTGCAGCCAGCTCAGCTGTAGCCGTGATTAAGCCGTTGTCATCAAATGTGATCCCAGAAGTTGTGCCACCCGTTAGCGTATTCGTGATGCTGATTGCACCTGCACCGCTGATGCTTAGGCCAGAATCTACAGCAACACTTACCGCACCAACGTCAGTTGTTGTAGCCAGCGGCATATCGCTAGCAATCAATGCTGCGGTGCTAGTAATGTGGCCTTGAGCGTCAAAGCTAATGCCGCTGCGTGTTCCTGCAGTAATTTCATTGGTATGGCCAATGCTGCCGGTGGTTTTATCTAAACCACGGTCCAGTGATGCTGATGGGATCTTTGCTGCAGTGACTGTGTCATTGCTAAGCTTCGCGCCATCGATTCCGCTGGCAAGCTTAATATCAGTGACATTTGCATCAATCAGCGCATTGGTATCGACAGAATTGTCCGCTAATTCACTTGCGCCGACTGCGTTTTCTGACAGTTGAACTGCCGTGACGCTATTGCTTTGCAGCTTCGCGCCTGGGATTGACCCATCGGTAAAGTTTGTCTTGCCGTAGGTAACAGATAGATCAGCGATCTGAGTGGTGCCGACCGCTCCAGCCGTGATGGTGGTATTAAAAGTGCCGGTGCCGCCGCCTGTAACATCCCCAGTCAGCGCAATCGTTTGGTCGCCAGTGTTGGTGCCGCTACTTGTACCGCTGAAGCTAGATCCATTGACCCACGTACCAGTAGCAACAGCAAGATTACCAAGACCCAAGGTGGTGCGCTGGTCCGCTGCTGTTGCATCAGCCAGCAGATCTCGGCCTGCAGAAGTACACGCAATCTCTTGAACAGCGCCCGCACCAGTGATCCTGCCCAGCAGAAGATCACCACTAGAAATATTCTGGATCTTGGCGTAGGTAATCGCATCGTCAACTACGTTCGCCGTTTCAATAACATTGTTAGAAATTGTGGCGGCAAAAGATCCCGTGCCAGTACCGGTAACATCGCCGGTTAGCGTAATTGTTTGGTCGCCAGTATTGGTGCCGCTACTGGTGCCGCTAAAGCTAGAACCGTTGACCCATGTCCCAGTAGAAGTAGCGAGGTCACCAAGACCAAGCGTGGTACGTTGGGCAGCGGCGTCAGCATCATCTAAAAGCGCAAAACCTGCAGAAGTACACGTAATCTCCTCAACTACACCTGTAGCAAGAGATGCTCGTCCCAGCAGCGTATTTGTTGGGATGTCCTGGAACTTGATGTAGGTGACTGCATCGTTAGCCAGTTCTGTTGTGTCAACAACTCCCGCTGAAATTGCCGTGGCAAACGTACCGGTTCCCGTACCAGTAACATCACCCGTCAGTGTGATGGTTTGGTCACCAGTATTGGTGCCGCTACTGGTGCCGCTAAATGTGCCGTCTTGTGTGGCAAGCGTGCCAAGGCCAAGGGTTGTGCGTTGGGCGGCGGCATTTACGTCATCGAGCAGTGCTCGGCCTGCTGACGTACAGGTAATCTCTTCAACATCACCTGTTCCTGCCGTGGAGCGGCCCAGCAGAACATCGGTGTTGATGTTTTGGATTTTGGCGAAGCTGACAGCGTCTGCCGCAATCTTTGCAGTCGTTACACCGAGATCAGCAAGCTCAGTAGTGCCGATCTCACCAGCACCAACGGGCAAGCCAGAAATTTTTGCGGCGGGGATGGTTGCGTCATCAACCAGATCAAAGCCGCCTTCCAGTAGCGCCTTTACTGTGATCTTTTTGGTCTCAGCTGCTGACAGGTCAGCAACAGCCACTGGATCTGTGCCCTGCAGCGATGCTGCGGTTAGGGCAGGCAAATTTGAGATTTCAAGATCTGGCAAGGCTTTGCCTCCTTAGGTCCGCAGAGCGTATAGGTGTATTCTAATCTTCTTGCAACAAACGACTCCCGTCCTCCTGTAGCAGGTACTCGCCGTCTTCTTGCAGCAGATACGCAGGTAGTCGTCCTTGCTTCAACACCACTTGCTCAGAAGTGACGAAATCGATCCGTGTCTCAATCGCGCCTTCGTTTGATACAGAAACGGCGGCATTGGTGACGATGCATTTGGCCTCGTACCAGACGCTCTCGGGCTGCCCTACGCTTCCGGCGAAAATAAAAAATCGCCCGTTGAAGTCTGCGCCTTGCTGCACTCGGACGACCAGTCGCGCCAAGTATGACGGAAACTCAGCTTGGCTAGACCCGTATCCGGTTCCAGTGATTGATGGATCGCTTTCCCAAAAGCAGTTGAGTGTGCCTTGGCCAGAGATTAATCCTTGCTCATACTGGTTCCTAAACTCATTGCCCAGGGATGTAAGGTCTATCGTGTCGCGGCTAGTGGTTAGTTCAAAATCCCGGATCTTCGCCATGAAGCGGTAACGGTCATTCTTAGTTTGTAGTGTGATATTCTGCGCTGCGCTCGGTGCAACCAGCTCCACGGCATCGTCCTGCTGTCCAGACAGTGAAGCTTGGAATTGGTTGTAAAGCCTGATTCCGCCTGCCTCATCAATGTGGATGTACCAGGCACCATCGGGATAGTTGTGGCCTGAAACCAGCTGTAGCGTGGATCCGTCAACAGTGGCGATTTCTACTTTGTCGCCAGTGACGAGAGCCGCCACGTTGAAATCTACCGCAAAGCGGCGTCGAGATACGTTGACATCACTGGGATCCAGTGTTGTCTCCAATGGGGTGTCCGTTGAGTCACGGTCCAGCTCAACGGAGCCCGTGTATCCGAGGTAAACCGACATCAGAGAGTTTCAGCTTTAGCGTGCCCGCTAACTTCAAAAGTCACGTCAACAGAAAAGACCTCGCCAACTGCCATGCTCATGCTGACTCCGGTGATCCACGCATAAACCTCGATGTACTTGGTGGAGTTGACGTGCAACTTAAAGAGGACCGTGGTTGATTGAGTGGCAGCGCCATCTTCGGAGCTGGTCGCACCAGATTTGATGATGTTGTTAATGAAGTCGCTGGCATCGCCGTTGGAGTGGTAAAACACACGACAACTACCGCTCATGCTGCGGACGCCGTTAATCAGCGTTCTGTCAGTGTCTTCAAGGCTGGTGGTTTCCAGCACTGCTTGTGACGCATTCAGCGACCAGTTCTGGACTTTGCCAATCTTGGACCCATCCAAATAAAGCTGACCGTCAAGACCGCTGTAAAACGCCATGATGCGTCACTGTACGTTAATCACATTCTAAGCGCCATCTAGGTAGCCGGTAAACGTACACGTCACCGTGCTGATGCCAGGGTAAACGCTCTCCACTTGAGGTGGTTCGGCGTAGCGCCACCTCAACCCTGATCCAGACTCGCTGATCTGGGTTGAAAGCGTAGAACCCAAACCGGCCAACCCAGTAGCGCTGCTGAAGGTCACATTGGAAAAAGTCGCCATCCGCTCTTCATAATGATTTACGATTCGAGCTGCATCGGTATCGTTGATGTTCGCAAACGTCAAGGTTAGTTGCGCGTTAAACGCCTTTTGGCCATACCGAATTGCAGTGGTCGCCCCATTTAGAGCTTCAAACTGGATCTGCGGAAACTTTCCAGGCCGGTAGCTGCGGCTTGTCGGTTTTAGCCCTGAGGGGAATGACGCAGCCACAGTCGTACCAGTGCTTGTTTTAGTTTACGCGGTTTCAACGTCAAATCCCCTGTTATCCATAATTGCCAGCGCTCCAGTGCTAGTAAGAGGAACGTGGCTTCCCGTGACCTCTACCAATCCGTCTTCGGCATAACTCAGGGATTCGAGCTTGTAGATTCGGTCTTCAGTGATGGAATTTCTCAACGTAAAAATTTTTCCACGCAAATTGCTGGCAATGCCGTTTGATATTTGCAGGGTTCCTGAGCTGACAAAGGTTGAGCCTGGCGTCCAGTAATACACCGAATGGCTGCCGTTCGACAAAAGCGTGGTGCTGGTCACAACGCCGTCAGCGCTCACCGCTCCATTGTTGAAGCGACTGGTGTGCGTGGCCTCGCTGACTAAGCGGAAATACTCGCCAGGTTCCAGCCCCATCGCCATCTCTGGGGTGGTCTGGAATGTCACGCTATGTGTCACCAGCGTTCGAGTGCGGATTGCAACTTGAGCAAAAGTGACCGGGTGCGTCGGATACTGCCCAGGGGGCACAGTACAGAACTGAGTCATGTCGAATGTTTCCTCTGGGTCGCTGCTACGATCTCCCGCCTCTTCTGCATATAGAGCTGGGCTGNCGCCTGAAGCTCTTACCGTTACAACACGGGTTTCAGGAAAACCGTTCTCTGAGTCNTCTCGGTACAAGCAAACAGCTTTGAACGGTTTGCGCTCTTCAGGGTCAAGGAATACAACCTTTAGGTCACGAATGTTGCCGTCCGTAAATAGCGCAGAGATTGTGGGCTTTGCGCTACGGAGGATCGCACCACTGCTACTGGTAACCGGTGTCGGGCGCAGCGAAAATTTGCCGCCAATAATGGTGAAATCGAGTAGGCAGTATGCGGCGTTTTCAAAGATCCATTCACGTAGATTCACCCTATTGGTGAGCACCCCGTTCCAAGTAAACTTATTAGTTCGGCAGTATTTTGCAGCGTTAGCCATCTCGGCGGCGTTGACTTGGTCCGCCCCAATAAGTTTGCCCGCACCAATCGTCTCGTCGGTTAGCAGTGCATAAACAATCTCAGGTAGCAGGTTTGTCGCTCCTGTGCTGCCGCTGGGTTTTTTTACTTTTACGCCCTTCTTAAAGAAAGCCGAAAGTTCCGACAGTGACGACCATTCCTTGTCGGACCAAAGATTCAGCGCTGCAATTGCAAGGTTGTCGTATTGCGGTCCATCACCTTTATTGAATATAGGTAACAAGCCGACTGTTGTTTTGTCGTTGTAGATGACTTCATTGACATACACGACTTCATGCTCAGGCGCTGAAGCATGACTAGAGCCCTCGTTTGAATACTTGATATAGTCCGCTAGAGCGTCAAACGGATTCTTGCTTTGATCTCGAACAGCTTGCTTACTTGTGTCTAAATCTTCGCCAACGATATACTCTTTGTT